CTGGGCGAAGACATCTATCTGCTGCTGTCGCTGCCCGACGACCCGCAACGCTACCCGGTGGCCGGCAAGGTCGCCTGGTTGACGCCGAACAATGCTTCGGGCGGGCGAACCCAGGGCGTGGGCGTGCGCTTTCCGGCCGATGAGAAAACCCGCGGCCTGAAGCTGAAGATCGAGGAAATCCTCGGCACGATGATCTCTTCGGCCAAGCCCACCCAGACGATCTGAAGCCGGCCGGCGCGGCTTGAGCCAACGGCGTCGCGATGTTTGTCGATTCACATTGCCATCTGAGCTTCCCGTCGCTGCACGAGCGCATCGACGACATCCGCGCCGCAATGGCGGCGGCCGAGGTCGACCGTGCGCTGTGCATCTGCACCGCGTTGGAAGAGTTTCCGACCGTGCATGCCTTGGCCACGCGCTACGACAACTTCTGGGCCAGCGTCGGCGTGCACCCCGACGACGAGGACGCCGGTGAGCCGAGCGTCGACGAACTGCTTCGACTGGCAGGCCTGCCGCGGGTCGTCGCCATCGGCGAGACCGGGCTGGACTACTACCGCCTGGACGGGCGCAGCGTGGCCGACATGGCCTGGCAGCGCGAGCGCTTCCGGGTGCACATCCGCGCCGCGCGGGCCGCCGACCTGCCGCTGGTCGTCCATACCCGCAGCGCCAGCGACGACACCCTGGCGATCCTGCGCGAGGAGGGCGGCGGCGCGGTGCGCGGCGTGTTTCACTGCTTCACCGAAACCCAGGCGGTGGCCGACGCCGCGTTGGCACTGGGCTTCTACGTCTCGTTTTCGGGCATTCTCAGTTTCAAGAACGCGCAGACTCTTCGCGACGTGGCCCGCACCGTGCCGCTCGATCGCTGTCTGATCGAGACCGACAGCCCCTACCTGGCACCGGTACCGTTTCGTGGCAAGTCGAATCAACCCGCCTACGTGCCCTACGTGGCCGAGCAACTGGCAATGCTGCACGATTGCAGCGTGGCCGAGGTGGCGGCGGCCACGACCCGAAACTTCGAACACCTGTTCGGCGTCGACCGTACCGCGGCACTGGTCGAGCGGCTGTAGGTCAACGCAGCGGGCTGTCAGCGCGTTTCCGACACACGCCATGGTGTGCGCCCGACTGTCAGCGAGCCGGACTGAGCGATAGAGTTTTACTCAGTCACTCATCGCACCGGAGACCCGAATGTCCGACAAGCAAATCGCCGCCGCCAATCCCTTCGCGCTGTTGATGGATCCGCAATCGATCTTTCGCGCGATCGAAAAGTCCGAGCGGCTGGAACGTCTGCACAGCCGCGTATGCCGTCCGCTGGACCGCCCGCTGCTGCCGCACGCCGGTTGCGATGAAGCCTCCACCTTCGATCAGATCGTCGACCAGGCCGCGGAGTCGGGCAACGATCTCTGAACCCGCCCTGGCCGGCGCCGTTCGCCTGCGCAACCGCGCCCCATACGCGTGGGCGCGCCCGGGCCGTACCAGTCGATCAGGTGCGGCGCCGTGCGATGGCCGCCACGAAGACCAGGCCGCCGAGCAGCAGCGCCCAAGTCCCCGGCTCCGGGACGGCGCTGATGCGCAGCACTTCACCGCCGGTCGGTATGTCGGTGTGGTTCGTGACATAGAACACCAGGCCGTTCGCGCCTTCCTGGATCGCCATGCCCCCCGGGGCTTCCAGGCCGTCGCTGGCGATGGTCGTGCGTACGCCGGTCTGTCCGTCGATCTTCAGCAGTAGACCCGTACCGGGGCCGTTGGGCGAGGCGAGTCCGTTGCTGCTGATCTGCAGCACGTACAGGTTGCCGCTGCTGTCGAAGTCCAGATCGATGATGTTGGTGAAGCCGCTGTAGGCGACACTGGTGATCTGGGTGTTCGGGTCGTAGCGATAGACATCGGCCGCCCCGGCGGGGAATGGAAAGCCGGTGAGCTGGCCGATGTAGTAGTCGCCGTCAGGTCCGATCGCCACGCTGGTCGGCACCCCCTGGTAAACGGGAGGGCCGAACGGCAGCGGATTCGGCTTCGCCGCCAAAACGCCCAGCGTCGATACCGCGCCCGCATCGGTTGCCTGCACGAAGCTGTTGCCGCCGGCGTCGGCGACGATGAAGTTGCCGGCGGCATTGCGTGCCAGGCCGAAGGGGTTGGTATCGATCATTCCGCCGTCAGGATTGTTCGCCCCTTCGTAGGCAGAGATGTCGGCAATCGGTGTCACCTTGCCCGTGCCGTCCAGGCTCAGCTTCGATACCGTGCCGAAAATCGACGCGCCGAAGCCGCCAAGGCTGTCGCGCTGCGCGGGACTCGAACCCAGGCCGAAGAGGCCGTAGGCCTGGCCGCCGGCATCGAACACGATGTCATTCAGGCCCGATGCTTCGCCGCCGCCAGCGGGCGCGAGCGACGGCAAGCCGGTGAGCACGCGCGTCTGCACGCCGCCGGCAAGCTTGCTGAGGCCCCCGGTGTACCCCATGTACGCCGGCACATTGTTCGAAATCAGGCTCGGCCCATTGCCGCCGCTGCCTGCCTCGGAAACGTACAGCGCGCCGTCGGGGGCGAAAGCCAGCCCCCGTGGCGTCACCAACCCGGTCATGACGGTGTCGATCTGGTAGCTCGCGGCGAAGGCCGGCACGGCCACGAGCGCGCAGCCCAGTGCCAGCACCAGCGAAGACGGACGCAGGACGGAAATGCATTTCATGACCGGTCTCCACCAAAGAACGTTGCGTTCGGGTCTGCGCTCGCCGCTGCGCGCGCAGTACGTCGAGCCGTGAAATTGTGCCGACTCCGCGAAGTCGCGACTGCAACTGGACCCCCAGGATGAGGGGGGCGCTCGGCAACGCCAAGTCTTTCGCGTTCGTCACGACATAAGCCGCAACCCGCGCGTCACACGATGTTTGCAGCGATTGACGACAGTGCGCTTGAATGCGCGACGATGTATATTGGGTAGGGGTTTCTTTGGGGCGCTCGGATATTCATCCGAGGCCCACAGTTCCAGTAATTTTTGGTAGCCTGAATCAAACCCCTGCACGTTCGCCTGATACCCCAGGTGATGCAGCCGCGCCGAGAATAGATCGGCGGTAGCCTCGGCCACGCCCAGGCGCCCGGCGCCGTCCAGGTGGGCTATTTCCTCGGGCGTGCTCTTGTCGAAGTATCGGCAAGCCGCGTAGAACGCGCCCAGGGCGATGCGGATCACATCCTCGGGGGTCAGCCAGTCGTAGCAGTCCGCGGCGCAGCGCTCGGGCGAATAAGGGCCTTTGGGGTGGCTCATTGGCTCAATCTCCGGTAGTGGTGGGGGTTTGCCGGGTCGAGGGTCGCCGCGAGCCGGGGACCGGCGCGCGCCGGCCCGACGCCCGGGCGGCTGTTGGGCGCCCTAGGCGCCGGGGTGTGGGGCGCAGCCCCACGGAAGCGGGCCGTCCAGGCCGCGAAACCTCCACCTTCAAGCCCGGCAGCGACACAGGCGCCACAGCCGGTTGCCGCGTGGCCACGGTGATCGAGGCCTGACGCGGCCGCAATCGCGTGCCCGATGACGGCTGTTCGGCGGCGGTCCAAACGCACCTGGCGGCGGGTGTGAAGCGCCGACCCCCTGAACGCGGGGGATGGCCGCACGGGCTGCGGCGGCCGCGCCGAAGCGAGCGGCGCAGCTAGGGTTTGTCCCCGGGCTTGTCTCAGTGCCCACAACGCACAAATCACTCTCCGACGCCGCAGTGAAGCAGGCGGCGGACGAACTGCGGCGTCGGGTACGGGGATTCGTTCCCCCGGCACGCGCAGCGCGCATCGCGCGCATGCGGCGTGGCATCGGCTACTCGGCGCGCGCGCATCTTGCCGTGCGACCCGGCTTCCGATCTGACCGATGCGTGATGCTGACGACAACGTACCGGCCGGGCGAACAGTGGCAACCGAACCACGTTCGCAAACTGCTAACGCACGTGCGGGAGTGGTGTAGACGCCAGCGCGTGCCCTGCCGGTACGTGTGGGTGGCCGAGCTTCAGGAAAAGCGCGCCCGCCGTTCAGGCGAGGGCGCGCGGGCCGTCGTGCACTACCACATCGCTCTGTGGCTGCCGCACGGCGTCGAGTTGCCGCACGCCGATGCGCAGGGCTGGTGGCCGCACGGCATGACCAATACCGAGCCGGTGCGCGCGGCAGTGGCCTACCTCATGAAGTACATGAGCAAGGGCAGTCAGGTGCTCTCGCTGCCCGACAACGCGCGCATGTACGGCGTCGGCGGCCTCGATCACGTCATGCGCCGCGCGAAGCGCTGGCTCGGCCTGCCCGGCTTCATCCAGTCGCGCGCCGACATACATGACGACTGGCGCCGCGCCAAGGGCGGCGGCTGGTTTCATCCCGAGGGCTTCGTAGTGCCCAGCGAGTTCAAGCGCGCATGGCTCGGTGACAGCTACGGCTTGATCCGGGTCTCGGATTACGGCCGGCCCTTCGATGCGCAAGGGCCGTTCACATGGCTGCACCGTCGGCCTGTTTAGGAGGGTGCAGTGATGTTGGAGTGGATATGCAACCGATGCGAGAGCGTGCGCTCTGCGGAGTTGGACGAGTTGACGCCGATGGATGACGACAACGATTTGAGCGAGGAAGACGCTGAGTTGTGGTGTGACGAGTGTGGCGACTTTCAGCTGTTTACCGCGTTGTGATTCGATATTTCATTTCCGGTCGGCGGGGGCGTGGTGCATCCCCGTCGGCTTTCTTCAACCTGCACCGATGGAGGTCTTCATGTTCAAGTCGTTCTTTTCGCGCGCCGCTGCGGTGGCCGCTCCCCTGGTGCTGTTGATCGGCGAGGCTCACGCCTCGCTGCCGACCGGCGTCACCGATGCGGTCACTGCTGGCGGTGTCGATGGCGCTTCGCTGATGGGCGCCCTGGCGTCCACCGGCGCGGGCCTTTACATCGTCTGGAAGATTCTCAAAAAGGCCGGGATCATGCTGTAAGGCTGGGCGCTCCCTTCGGGGAGCGTTTCGCTTTCAGTGCGTCTCGTGTTGGGGCGCAGCGCAAGCGGAAAAACGGAGGTGGTTGTCATGAGCGAAGGATGGGCGAGTCAGTGCGATGCGTGTGGGCATACGGTCGTTGCTGATACCGAGGATGAGGCTGAAGTGGTGGCTTCGGATCAAGCGGATGACGGGTGCGAGTCGTGCGGGGCCCGGGGCGCGTTCTATGTGTTCGAGTGGGAGTGACTGGCGATGTCAGGCTGGATCGTCGGTGACTCCTGCTACGCCGACGCGGTAGCGGCAGCGTCTGCGCAGTGCGCCAGCATCGTCGGCGCATCGAGCGCCGGTGCGGTGCGCTGCGTTGGCGTTGCCGGCCTCGCGCCGCCGAGGCTCACGATGCAGGTTGTCGATGCAGTGGGCACTGTCACGGCCAGCACGGTCGATTTCGCCGCGCCGTCGTGCGACCCGATGGAAACCTACGCGGACATCGGCGCGTTGTTCACCGTCGCGGTGACGTCGCTTGTCACCGTGTCCATCGTCAGGCAGTTCGTCTACAAGCTGGTGACCCCTCAATGAACGCAACGCATTTTTTCTTCGCCGGCACGATGCTGTTGCTGCTGTGGGCGGTGTTCAAGTGAGCGCGCCGCGTTTCTGGTGCGGCCTGTTGCTCGTGGCCTATGCGCTCGCGTCGAATCCGGCGCGGGCTACGGTCATCAACGGCCTGGGCGGCGCCGGCATCGAGTACGTCTCGGGCGGCGCGATCATTTCCGACGGCTCGGGCGTCACGTTCCAGGGGCGCACCTGGGAGCAGCCGAGCGCGCGCGTGCTGCGCGCTGCCGAGGCGCTGAAAGCGAACATCGGCGGCAAGGCACTGGAATTCGAGGCAAGGCGTGTCGTGCCCGCAGCGGCTGTCGAGGCAGCGGCAGCGCGAGGCCTTGCGCGCTTGTTGCCGGGCGTTGGCATTGCGTTGTTGGCGGCTGATGTGTATGACATCGTGCGTGTCCATCCGGACGACGAGGGCGGGCTGCTGTGGGACCCGGGTACGGCGCAGACGTTGCAGAGTGCGTACTGCGAGAACAATAATGTTTTTCCCGGCCTTGTCGGTGTCGTTGTTTGCGGCTCGACCGCCGCTGCGCTCGCAGATACGTTGGTCGGCGTGGTTGGCCCGTTCGGTGTGCCGGCGCGTGCGCCTAGTGCTTGCTCGGTGCTGTCCGGGACGGTTATTCGGTGCGTCAATTCGAACGGCAACCTGCTGGACGTGGGATATTTCGAGTCCTCGGCGCCGTTGTGTCCCGCTTCGATCGACGCGAGTAATCCGGCGTTCGATGTTCCGGCCGGCTCCCCGGTCGGCCCCGACGGCAAGTGCCCGACGGCACGCTACAACCACGTGCCGATCACGCCCGAGGATGCAGGCGCGAAGCTCGAGACGCACGCGCCGCCCGACTGGACGCACTTGCGCGATTTGGCCGAAGAGGTGCTGACGCACGGTGGCACCCTTGATGGGCTTCTCGATCGTGTCCTTAACGGTCCAGCCAGCCAGCCGTTGACGCCGACGACGACGACGACGACGAACCCGGACGGGTCCACGGTGACGACGACCAAAACGCCGACGGTCAATTACCACTACGACGGCGCCAAGATCACCTACAACACCACCACGGTGACGACGATCAACAATGCCGGCGACGTGACGACGACGACGGAAACCGAAGGCGAGTTGCCGCCTGAGAAAGACCCGTGCAAAGTTGACCCGGATTCGCTCGGTTGCTCCAAGATGGGCGACCCGCCGACCGACGAACCGCAGTGGCAAACCGTCGATGTGCCGTTCGCGGCCGAAGACATCGGCGGCGCGGCCGCGTGCCCTGCGCCGGTCACGTGGCACTACTTCGGGATCGACATGAATTGGTCCTACGCGGCCGTCTGCGACGTTGCGCCGCAGATTCGCATCGCGCTGGTGCTCATGGCGACCATCGGCGCGATCGGAATCATCTTCAGGGAGACCAGCGCATGATGAGCCTCGCGTCGTTCCTGGTCGGCATGGTCGGCCCGCTGGCTGCTCGATGGCTGGCCGCAATGGGCCTCTCGCTCATCAGCGTGACCGGCCTGTCGGTCGCCTATGCCACGCTCAAGGCGCAGGTCATCGCAGGCGTCGGCGGGCTGCCTGCGGTCGGCCTGCAGCTCGGTGGCCTCTTCGGTCTGTGGGAGTGCATCGGCATCATCCTTGGCGCCTACGTTTTCGTGCTGACTTGGCGCGGCACGTCTGGCGTGTGGAAGCTGGCGAAGGTATGAGCGACTACGTTGCTCGTCGTGTCGTCGGCGCCACAAGCGTTGGTCGTTGGTTTTGTTGAAGCGGAGGTAGTGCGATGGCTTGGAGCATTGTTTGCTCGTCATGCGGCGAGTTGATCGAAGAAGAGTCGGATGACGGCTGGGGGACCAGCCCCCGGCACAAGTCCGCGCTGATCTTCGGCGGGCGCGTCAAGTACGAGCGCCGCGAGTACCAGCAGCAGGACGGCACCTTCGATTGGGAGGCGGGCCTGCGAACGCAGGCGTTCGCCATGAAGGAGGAGGTGCACGTCGTGCTGAGCGACGGCAGCACCTGCCGCGAGGACGAGATTGCCGTGGCGTGCGCAGAGGCTGGCAGCCCGGTGCCTGTCACGTATGCGGGCGGCAAGAACAAGGGCGAATACAAGACCAAGAAAGTCAAGGTCCCGGCCGCAGCAAGCCCAAGTTGCGTCGCGCTCGGCGTCGTAGCACTCGACGCCCATCGACGGGTAGTGCCCGTCCGGCATGGTGAAAAGCGCTGCAAAAACGGCTGTCCTCAGTGCAGTTCGCACGAGTTCGATTTGGCCGACGAAGCGTTTTAGGGGCGGCTGATGGGCTACGTTGCTCGTCGTGTCGTCGGCGCCATCGCGGTGGCCCTCGCGTTCGCGTTGCTCGAATGGTTTGGAGTGCGGTTGTGATCGAGTTAATCACCGGCACGCCCGGTGCCGGCAAGACCACCTTCGCGGTGTCCACGCGGGTGGTCGAAGAGGCCAAGCGGGTCATCCAGCTGGACCCGGAAACCTGCATGAAGCAGGGGTTGGAGCAGGGCGCCACCGTCACGCGCCGCGTCGTCGTCGCCGGCATTCGCGGCCTCGCCGTGGAGCATGAATCGTTGCCGCACGCACTGACGCGCAACGCCAGCTCGGTTGCCGAGGTCGAGCGCTGGGGCGTGCGCGTATCGGAGGTCGATGAAGCCACCGGCAAGCGTGTGGAATCGGATGTCCCGGTGCACCAGCGCCTGCCCGGTGATCCGCCCGTGGATGTCCCTGCGTTGATGCAAAACTGGTGGCTCTGGTGCAAGCCGGGCGATCTGATCGTCATCGATGAAGCGCAATTCGTGATGCCGCGCGGCACGCTCGGCCGCAAGCCGCCGTACTGGATTCAGGCGCTCGAAATCCATCGGCACTACGGCGTCGATTTCCTGCTCATCACGCAGCACCCGCAGTTGATCGACACCACGGTGCGCGCGCTGGTGGGCCTGCACCGTCACATCCGGCCCGTGATGGGCTCGGGCCTTTGCATGGTCTACACGTGGGATCATGCCAGTAACCCGGAACGCTACAACCTGGCCAACAAGTCGCAGTTTCTGCGGCGGTCATCGCATTACCGGCTTTTCCACTCGGCGGCGGCGCACGTCAAGCCGCCTGCGTCGGGCCGTTGGGCGCTGGTCGCAGTCCCTGTGCTCCTGGCGGTCGGCGGGGTGAGCATGGCGGCGAAGTTCGGGGCGTTCAGCAAATCGGCACCGACGGCGGCGGCGGTGGCGCCTGTGTCGCCGGGGGCTGGCCAGCCTGCGCTTGCCGCTGCGATGCCCCGGCCGGCAGGCAGACCGGCCGGCTTCGTGGACGTGCCCAAGCTGAGCGGGTGCTATGCGCTTCCAGACCGATGCGAATGCTTCGGCGAAGACGGGCGGCCGGTTCGGGTCGCGCGGCCTATGTGTGAGCTATCGTCTCGCGGCTTCGACGGTCTGGTGCAATGGGAGCCACGCCGACCCCCTCCGGAAGTCGATGCACCGGGCAAGAGTGCGGCGGCACCGGTCCCGGCCGCTTCTTCGTCCGGGAAGATTTCTTTGCCGTTCGGCGCGTAGCGGCGCGCCGGCGCGGGCGGAGCCCGAGCCGAGCGGCGCGTAGCGACCGGCGTCGGTCGTTCCTGGCCAGGGCGGGCGGCGGGTGCAGCTGCACCCTGCCTTTGCGTCCGAGTCTCGCGGGGGCGATGGCTGCGACCGAAGCACAGACCGCATGGGCCGTGCGACGGCTGCGGTAGCGGTTCGGCCGGTGCGCACGTCGAGGTCTGCGCGATTCGTCGGGTGCACGCGCTGCGGCGTTTGGCGCGTAGACCCGCGCCGGCTTGGCGCGGCCGCGCTGTGCTGGCTCGGTCCACCTGATCGGCCCGTCATCGAGCGGCGAGGGCGGGCGCCAGCCTCGCGCCGTCTCGCTCGTACATCGCCGGCATCGGTGCGGGCCGAATTGCGGCGCTCTGGCGCGTCGTCGTCATGTTCCGGCACTCCGGGCGCCGGGCAAGGGCTGCGGGGCGCTCACGGCCCGCTCAGGGGCCTTGTGGCGCACGTTGTCCGGTGGGATCGGCAGGCATGGCGTGCCGTGGCAGCAAACGGCGAAGTGCGCGAGCTGGCCGGCGCTGCACCGCGAGGGTGCCCGGCCGGCCCGTACGGCATCCACCATGCCGAGGGCCTTGCCGCCCTAGGCGGCGGGTGTGGGCGCAGCCCACGATAGCAAGGCGTTCAGCCGGCGGAAACCTCGTCCTTCAAGGCTTGCAGCGGTCGAGCGCCGCAGCCGGTGTCCGCGTGGCGCCGAAGGTCGCGCACCACGAGCGCACCGGGAGCGTGCCCTAAAAACCGCCTTGTATTTCACGGCCGGCAGAGAGCGCCGATGCTAGCCTTTGCGCATGGGAATGCTCGACCGCGACTACTACCAGGAACATTGGGCGGAAAAGGTGCTCGGCATCAAGCCGAAGGCCAAGCCTGGGGCCGATCCGGCACCGGATGATCGAGGCCCGATCTACGTCAACCGCGCCGGCACCGCAGCTAGGTCGATGCACGCCGACCCGAGGATGCAGGCCGTCTACGAGTACCGCCGCGCCAATGCCATGGCGTGGCGCCGCATCGGCCTACGTATCGCGGCCGTGCTGTGCCTCGTGCTGGTCCTGGCGCTGAGCTGGCGCATGCACCGTTGA